TCAGCGTGGGGAAGATCCCCACGCTTCAAGAAGTGCTTCATAAGCGCACCATAACCCTCAAGTTTAGATATGGGGGTTATGGCCTTTTGCACGAAGCCTCTGACTAAAGGCTTCTGCAATCGGTCACAAATTTTATGGGTTTCATGGCCCGTAAAATTGTGTTTGCCTAGAACAGGAGAAGACTCCTCAACAGCTGGGAATGGTATCAATTTCTCAATACCGCTGTCGAGCTTTCTCACAGTTTGCCATAGTCCCCGCTTATACAGCTGGTTCCTTAGGCTAACTAGAGATATCATCTCCTGAGCGTTACGCTGTGACGCAGGGAAATCCCTACGTACGCGTGTGACTGTAACGTCCACGCCATCGTAGTAATCCTTGCCGCAAGACTCTCTGAACTTTCCAGTCCAGAAACTCTTGTTTGCATTTACCTTGAACCCAAAAGTCTCAAGGCGTGCGGTCACAGACTGCACATATTCTACGGGGATAATCATATCATCTCCGTAGACACGCACCTTTCCAAAAAAGAACTTCAAATCTTTCTTGGTTAGGGGCCGCTTTAGCTCGTCTTGAATTCCCAGGAAGATTAGTGTCAAAAACACCATAGCTTCCACCGGGAAACAAAGAGCTGAACCCATAGACGCGAATTTGGCTAGTCGGATAACTCCGAATTCGCCAACGTCAGCTTTACGCGAGCGCGTTGCATCCACAGCTTTGGCTAGAGTGCCAAAATTGCGGAACAACCTTCTCACCAGCTGATTGGAAACACGATCGGATGCCTCACTCAGGTCGAGTGTGGCAAGGTCTCCAGTAATGGATCCTCGTCTGGCCAACTCTTGATTAGGAGTTTGGTCAGTAAATCCGACAAAGTTACGAAGGATGTCATGTCCTTCGATACCTTCTACGAATATCTCCATCAACCCTTGTTGCACATATTGCATGCAAGTAGGTTCGATAGCGATTATTCTTGGTGTTTTCAACGTTTTAGGTACTGTTATGACCCTAACAGGTCTTTCAGCACCGGGTTCGAGCCAGGTGATAGAGTCCAGGTCAGGGAGGAATCTCCAATTCGGCAATAAATACTCAGCCGCCGGAAATAACTCCTCGAGCCACGAAGTCCACTCTGCCTGATTATACTTAAGGTTTCCCTTAAGCTTATCGGCTGTGGCTCCAGGACCATGTTTGGGCGTGACTCCCCGGTAGTAGACCTGATGGTCCAATGCCGTAAAAAGATCAGCCCATAACAAACTTGCCACCTGTGAAAACTCCTCATACATGAGGGGCGTTCGCAGTTGGTCAAAATCACGTACTGACTGCTCACAATCAATGTATCCTTTCAAAGCTGCTTTCGTTCGTGCAGGAGTGCACTCACGATTAATTTTCGCAAACATCAACGTTAGTTGACGAATCGCGTAAATAGCATCAATGTTTGGAACATCGACAAGGCGACCCGTTGTACGGTCGAAAACAAGATCAAGAAAACCTCCAAATAATTGGGGGAGCTCGCCTCTCCGC